GGCGTGCCTTCGACACTGCGATCTTGCCGCTTCATATCAAACGAGCGAGGTCCGATATGGTCGGCGACTTCGGAAGATTCCACAAGCCGATTCACGACTTCGAGTTCCTCCTTCGTGATCGGGCGAACTGCTTGGAACAGCAGTTTCGGCACCGGGCTCTTCACGTCGAATTTGAACTCGGTGATGACCCGCTCGATGGCGATCTTGAAGCCCGCCAGTTTCCGGGCGTACTCCTGCAGGCTGCTGTACCGCCCTGCGCCTTCGCCAAAGATCGAGGTCGCTGGGATGTTGATTCCGTACACGCCACCTTCGATGTCGCCATCGAGCACGACTGCGAGCCGTGCGCTGTACCGGCAGGCGCGGCTGTTGTTCTTGCCGGAACCCTTGATGTTCTGCGGGCAAGTCGCGCACGACTTGGCTTGCGGCTCCGGGGCCTTGCCTGCTGGCGAGACGCCGTCGTCAGACCAGCATACGGGCGAGGAGTCCACGCCGTCGACATACTCACCGTCGTAAAACGTGCGCGCGAACGTGGGCGCAGCGCCGACAACGATGAAGTTCATGGAGCGGTCTTCGTTTACCGCCAGTTCCTGCCCGCCGACGATCATGCGGAACACGGAGCCCTTGATGCTGATCCGGCGGGAATCGCTTCCACCAGCCAGCGCAGCGGTCGTGGCACTGGCACCATTGTCAATCAGGTACGCAGGAATCCGCGCATCCGAGGCGAACAGACTCAGTTCTTTGCTCATTCTTCTACTCCGGGGTTATTGACCTGCTCGCTTTCAGATACGAAATTCTGAAGCGTGCTTTTCTTGAAGAACACCTTCCGACCGAGACGGACGAAAGGCAGTTTGCCCTCGCGCTTCAACTTGTGAATCGCTGCGGGCGACAGTCGCAGCATGTCTGCGGCTTCTTTCGTGGTGAGGATATCGATCTCGTTCATTTGTTGCTCCGTCTCACAGTTATCGTGTATTCGCTATTGACATTTACGGGCGGTTTAGTGTCTGGGTTCTCCTCCAGAAACTGCTTCATGTTACCCTGATGGACACGCCGCTCCACCAGATCATAACCGTCAGGCCCGAGATCCACCAAGAAGTTTTTGAACTCATCCCAGTTGGCAGCCCAGTACCGCGTTTTGATAGAGCGGATGACGGTTCCGCTTTTGGTTTTCAGGCTTTCCGTGCCTGTTTCGTTGGCGATCTTCAGCAACGCGCCGCGAATGACATCGAGCTTAGCATCAAGCTCGCCGACCTGCTTCTCGTGCTCACGCACCAGAGCGTCCTTGGTATCGCGGATCTTGATGAACACTTTAACCAGTTTCTCAGTATCCATGTCGTGCTCCAGCAATCTAGGTATGTATGGCTTCTTCGTACAGTGACGTTAGTAGTTTCTGTGTCACTTCGCGTGATTCTAGCGCATCATATAGTTTCTTTTCAACTGGTGATCCATATATTTTTATTATCGTCATTTTGTTCTTCTGCGACGGGCGGTTGATGCGCTCGTTCGCCTGCAACCACGTCTCGACAGACGCCACAGGCCCGAACCACACGATCGTATCCGCAGCCGTCAGCGTGACCCCGTGCGAGGCCGACTGGGGCTGGATGACCAGCACCCGAGGATCTTCTGTCTGCTGGAAGTCATCGAATATTCGGCGTCGCGCATTCAGCGACACGGCACCACTGATCACTTCAGTGCTTATCCCAGCTTTGCGAAGCGCGTCCGTCACGATGTCGATCGCGTGCCTGAACGGAACAAACACAAGCGTCTTCGCCGTGGCGTTCTCGACGATGTCGATGACCTCCTGAATCCTAGCGCTCGCGTCGAACTGCACGACCTCGCCAGTATCGGAATACACCGCACCTGCTGACAGTTGCAGCAACTTGTTCATTCCCGCCGCTGCGTGGACCGCAGTGATCTGCTCGCCTGCTGCTTCAATCAACGCCCGCTTTTTCATCGCCGCGTAGAACTTCGCCTGCTGCGCGCTCAAAGGCACCAGTCGCGTCTGGTACGTCACTGGCGGCAGGTCGAGGCAGTCTTCTTTGGTGAACCGGATCGCCGGTTGCAACGCGAGGTTCACCAGCTTCGTGGATCGGGGATGCGGTTCCCACCGAAACGCGGAGAGCTTGACCATGACCGCGTCGCGCCACGCGCCAAAAAACTTGGGAACATTCTGAGGTACGGTCATCTTCGCGAGGCCATAGGCATCCAGCGGCGACTGCGCGGCGGGCGTACCTGTCAGCATCCAGACTTTCGTGCTGGGCGTGATGAGGCTGTTGGTTGTTTTCCATCGCCGAGTCGTAGCAGTCTTAACGTAGTTCGCCTCATCGATGACGATCAGGTCGAACCCATACGCCGCGAGTTCCTTGCGAACAACTGGGACGCCGTCGTAGTTGATGATGACGAACTCGTAGTCACCCGCGAGCACCTTCTGCCGTTGTTCGCGAGATCCATGACAGATCGCCGCCGTGCGGTGCATGGCCGTGCGGAAGATCTCATCGAGCCACGTCGGCATGACTGACACGGGGCAGAGCACCAAGACGCGGGTTACGTCCTTCTTGCGCAGCAGATAGTCTGCCGCCCAGATGACTGACTTGGTTTTGCCAGTCCCTTGCGAGTTGAAGCAGAACGCCCTTGGGTGCGCGGCCAGAAACGCAGCAGTCGTTTTCTGGTGCTCGTAGGGTTTCTCAAATCCGGGCCAGTCGTACTCGCGTTCGATGGGCGCGAGCATTTTACGCACGCCAAGCGACGAGAGCTTGCGTGCGTTCTCCAGCGTCCAGTGAATCAGTACTTTGTGCAGGCCGTTGGTAGTCTGCCCAACGACTGCACTTTTTCCGATGTTGTTCGTAATCAGGTCAGGGGATTTTACCGTTAGCAGCACTGCCCGGTTGTCGATTATTTGCATGACATACTCTAGGTTTCATCAAGGCGCACTACTTTATTTTAGCGTTTTTTGTGCGCTTGTACGATCTATTTTTGTTGGCATCCACTGCGCGCAGATTGCCGCGCCCGTTGCCGCCGCCCTTCGATAGCGGGCGCTTGTGGTCGACATCCTTGCCGTCGCCCTTCTGGACGAGGCCTTCTTTTTTCAGTTGATACCGCGCACGGTTGCGGGCCGCGCGCCGCGCCTTCACTTCAGGCTGGCCGTCATACTTGCGTTCGAGGTCGTATCTGCGTGGGTTGCGGGGCATATGCACCTCAGTGAACAGTTGAAGATCCGTCTTCAGCTAGCGTATCAAAATATTGGTTGATCGAATCGACGATCCGCTGCGTTAGCGCTTCAATTTGTTTTAACGACAGCAGTGTGGATCGCTGCCCACCCTGCACCCACAAGCCGCCATCAGGCAGTAGCATGACTTTGATGATGGCAATCGCGTTTATGTGGTCGAGCAGGGCGTCTTCAGGTGCTGTCACTTTGTCGAGCAGCGCCTTTACTGTTTCGTCGTCAATGTCGTTGAACACTTCGCGCCTCCACCGTTGTACTCGCACGTCGTGACTGGGCACCACTGCTTGCATAGTCCATTCTGTTTCGCCGGCCAACTGTCGTGCTCATCCGCCGCCGCCAGTAGGTCTGCATCGGCGCACCACTTTGCCCAGATAGCCGGTGCGTCCTCCACGTTGTACACGCTCTTCACCAGCACCTTGGCCGCAGTGAACAACAACGCACCGCGCACGACCTTCACGCTCGGAAAGTGCGCGAACGTCATTATCGCCATCAGTTCTAGCTGGCGTTTGTCCGGGTACTTGGCGCTGCCAGTCTTGTAGTCCACGCACCAAGCGAGTTTATCGTTAACGACCAGCAGGTCTGCAACGCCACGGTACAGTGCGCTCTTGTCGAAGAACTTGACGGGCTGCATGTCGCGCGTGACGCCCATCTTGTACTCGCAGAGCTTGGCACCGGGCAGCGCTTTGAGTCGATCCAGCGCCGGTTGTAGCTTGCTGAGATCCTCCGGCAACGGCTCGTCGTACCCGACGTACCGCTCTGCTTTCTCGTGGACATAGTTCCCGTACAGGATCTGCTCTGACTGGGTGAACGGGATCAGGTTGAGCACCTTCTCGACGTGGTGCTTCCGGGGGCAGGTGTGGAACGACTTGATCGAACTGAACGACGTGGGCAGAACAGCCATTATTTCGCATCCCCGTAAGTGTCCGCGATGTCGCCTTTGCCCCAGGTTATCAACTCAGGGAACCACGAGACGCCTGCGCGCATCACGTCCAACATGTAGTCCAACGCCTCCTGCGCATGCTCCTCTGGCTCGACCAGAACGATCTCGTCGTGGACTGTATGCACGACCGCGTAGCGCTTCTGCACAGTGAGGATCATATCTGCCATGACTTCGCGCGCGAGGTGCTGGACGCAGTTCTCCACCACCTTCGGCCCGGAGATGAACGTCTTCTTCGACCCGGTGCCGTACACCCAGCGCTTGCCGCCGCGTATCTCATCCGGCTCAGTGCGAAGGTCCGGGTAGTGTATGAACCCCTGCGGCGTCTTGATGCCACCCTTCGCCGTGACGCACAACCCCCACGGGTCGAGTTTAACACCCCCCTTGCCTTGCGCGATCAACTTCAGGCACTCACCTGCTCGCGACCAACCGCGCACAATGGAAGCATAGCGAGCGCGCCAAACCGTCACGGTGTCCTTGCTCTCAGTTTCCGAAAGCTCGACGCCACCCATGATCCTAGCAATGTTACGAAATGTTACATGCCCAGCACCGAACTGAAGACCCAACTGGGCGACCTTGCCCAACTGGCGCTCCTTCGACGTAATGTCACCCGGTGTTTTCTTGAAAAGCTTCGCCGCGAAGTCACGGTACAGGTCCGCTTCGCCGGGATCTTCGTCGTACAGCGCCATGCTGGCCTTCACCTTCCACAGGTAATGGCTCATGCGCAACTCGATGCCAGACAAGTCCGCAACGACGACCTTGCTACCAGTCGGCGCACGCAGGCAGCGACGCAGCGCATCCGACAACTTGGGCCTCGATGGATCGACGCGCGCGAGGTTCTGCTGGTTGAGACCCATCGCCCCGCTCCAACGCCCGGTGTTGTCGGCCCCGTAGTAGTTCAGCGCGATCGGCATCGTGCCGCCCGTCGCAGCGGCCACCTCGAGGAAGTTCTGTATCCGGGTGCCAAGCATGGTGCTCTTGACGCCCAGTCTCGCGGCTGCCAGCGCCGCAACGTCCGGGTTCTCGTGCTCGACCAGCGACTGCATGCCCTCATCGGTCTTGGACAGGGCGGGGATCATCTTCTCTGGGTTGGCAGGGGAGGGCTTCATCGGCACCTCGACACCTTTCATCTTCAACAGGTTGCTGAAGTTCGCCGAACTCGCCAGCATCTTGCGCGCCTGCTCAATCGCCGCCTCGTCATCCTGCTCCGCGAACGGATAGATGTCGGTGCCGATCTCCAGCAACACCTTACGCTGCGCGGCAGCCAGCGCGTCCGCCGTGTTACGCAGCAGGTCCACATCCACTTCAAACGCCGGGCGCACCAGCATCTGGACGGTGGCATGGATCAGGCGCAGCGAGCGAGGGTCTACCAGCGGCAGCAGTTTCTTGAACAGTGCAAAGCAGATGTCGGTGTCGCGCTGGTTGTACGCTGTCATCGCCTCGCGCTCTGACTCAGTGAAGTCGGCGAGCCGCTTGCCCTTGGTGTTGGTCGCCTCAAGGTCGAGCTTGGAGCCCAACGAGAAGTGTTCAGCCAGTGCTTTGAGACTGCCACCTGCAGTCTTCGCAAGCCCAGCCTGCCGGGCCATCGCCAGCGTGCAGCCCCAGAGTTTAGGCGCAACACCCAGCCGCCACGCCAGCAGCATCGAGTCGAACCCACTCATGTTGTGCCCGACGACGATACTCGTATCGACCGGCAGTGCTTCCAACGCCCAGCGCACGTTGCGCTCGCCGAAAAAGACTTCTGTGGGGCCGTCGTTGAACTTGATCGCAGCCGACTGGATCTCGGTGTCCGGGTGCAGGCAGTACACGATAGGATTCATAACCGACAGACTATGCGTCTGCGACCAGTACGTCTCCAGATCAACCGTGATGATGTTCAAAGCAGTTCCTCTAGGATGCTGAGTAGTTCGTCGACGTTGTGCCGATCAATCACCAGTGCGATGCCGTCAGCGTCGTCGATCTGTGCCAAGTTGTATTTTTGCAGTTCTGTTGGCGGGTTCTTGCTGGCGTCGTACTTCACCTCTATGCCGATGAACCGCCCATTGTAGCATGCGACGATATCTGGCACCCCTGATCGACCGAATCCGTTGGCGACCGGGTAGAAGTAGTATGCACCCAGTGACTTCAGCTTTTTGACTACTTTCTCTTTTACTTTCTTCTCTGGCGTAGTCGCCATGTTATCCCCGATACTCGCGGGGATCATCACCTACTGCCATGCGCAACCACCAAATGGCTTTGCGGAGATCCTCATCCCCACCCTTGTTACGTTCGCGCCAGATGTACTGTAGCGCCTGTTGCTTGCATCCCCCACGAAACTCTTCTTCTGTCAGTGACGCCCGCATCGCATCGACGCACTCGATGTCGCCTTGGTTATAGTGCAGTGGTCTGTCCACTACGTCAAAGTCATCACTTGTCACCAGCATCACGCCTGACCTCTGCTTCCAGTTTAGCCAACTTATTCATCAGCATATTGATCTCTATGCGGCGTTTAACGGCTGGGGCGAGTTGTTCCATAGCTGCGCGTATTCGTTTCAGCAGTTCTTCGTCTGTCATGTTGTCCCTTTAGCTGCATAGTCAACTCGGCAACCTGTAGTTTAAGCCGAAACACTTCATCCCGCAGCTTGTCTATCTGCTCATCTGGCGTGAGGCCGTGATCAACGCATACCGCGCAATACTGATCGCCTCTGGCACCGGGGATCTTGTGGTAGCAGCGCAGGCAATAGGCTGTCATCGCTGCTTAAACATCGCGTTGGTTTCGGCCAGCTCGGCCCGGAGTTTGTTGCGCTCGTCCATGAGACGGTCATGCATTTTGGTTGCGACATCCAGCAGGGCATTCAGGCGCTCGACCTCGGCGCGGAGGGTATCGCGCTCTGCTATGAGTGAGTCATAATGCGCAATCAGCGCCCGAAGCTGACTCGCATCAACTTTCACGCGAGGCAATCCAACAGTCATGCCGGCGCTTTGAGTGTTGTAAGCGTCGCTTACAAGCCGGCGGAGCGTGTCATGGCTCATCTTTCAAATACCCCATGTCCATAATTGTTCCGCGTAGCGCCAGTGCGTAGCCATGCAAATCCCAGTCGGTTTTTCTGTTTTTTGATAGCCGCAACATGGCGGCGGCTATCTCAGCAACTATGTTTAACGCCTCATCCATGTCCCGTACTGCGGAAACCATTCCGTTAAGCGCCACCTGATCTTTTGTGCGCCAGTTGCCAGGCGCGAGGGTAATTTCTCCAATTCGGAAGAGCGTCTCGGCCATACGCTCAGCATCGTTATAGATTTGTGCATAGCCTGCGCACGGGTCGCCGCCGTCCGGCATCATGCAATCTGGAAGAGTGGAAATGCTCTTGTTGCGCTCCGCCGTCAGCCGCTCGACCTCGGCGGTCAGGCGCTCGACCTCATCCTCTGCTTCGACAATCCGGTAGGCGCACTCGTCCAGATCGTCTTTTATCTTGTCCACAAGCGCAGCGGCGCGTTGTCGTTGTTCCAAATTTAATTTTACGTCGCTCATCGCTTGCTCCTCTCGTGCCATGCGACAAGCGCATCCTGCGCGGCTGCGATCTGGTCTATTATTTCTTTATCCGTTGGTCGCGGATAGTCGAGTTGCCCGAGCATGTAGGCACACGCAGTATCTAGCGCAAGCTCTACCTGATCGAATAGCTCCTCCGGAAGTCCGGCGTTCGACGTCAGGCGCTCGATGTCCAACGACATCTCGCCACCGCAGCAGTTTTGTAGGCCGCATTCAGGGCATCTCATCGTTCTGCTCCTCCTCTGCCATCTCAGCGACGGTCGCACCGCCGCATCCGCACCCGTAGCCGTCGCAGCACCAATACTGCTGGGCTCGGCGGGCGATGCGGTCCTCTGTGCGCAATTGGTCGTCGTCGGCGTCGTAGTCGTCTGCGTAGTCGTAGCGCATCACTCCTCCTCCTCGATCTCTTGCACATCGACTCCGACGGTCAGCATGGCTCGCGCACAAAGCTCTGCCATCTGGTCGTTTGCGGCATCTAGGCTCACCGTTATAACAATGTCAGCGCCGCTAAATGACGGATCAGTGGGAACACAATGGACGTGATATCTGGGCATGATCACTCCTCCATCGTCGACATGCGACGGATGCAAGCCCAGTCGCAGCGGCTCAGGTTAGGGTTATTTTGGCGATGCTCGCTCACGAGCCGGGCAATCTCGGCCCGCTCGGCAGCGTGCTGTTCATTGAGCGCGGCTTGCCGTTGGTTGTACTCAATGCGCTCGTCGATCCTGCCGGGATCGAGCCATTCGAGGATCGCGCCGCCGAATATCGCGATGGTCAAAAGAGTAACGGCCAAAATCAGATCAGATAGGTTGCTCATGACTCACTCCGTTCCGCGTACATATTGTAGTAGCCCGTTTGATCGGACATTTTCCAACGCAGTGCCATCACTGCGATGTCTGCATTATTATAGGCTTCTTGTAGTTCTTTGCACTTCTTTTTTTCTGCGTCAGCCTGTTTGCTCCTATTCTTTCGCATCCTCGCTCTGTCTCGCAGGACTTTTTCGTCCTCGCACTGCTGACAGATGCTGCTGGCAAACCCATCAACCCGGCGGGCCATCTCGACGGCCAATCGACGGCCTCGGCACCGCCCGCAGATCTTCGACGCCTGAACGCCCAGCTTAAAAACCCAGCCAGATACCGTGCCTGCCGACACCGCGTAGCGTTCAGATAGCTCGCGCACCGTGCTGCGCTCGACCTCTGCCCGGATCGCATCGAGGTCGCCATTGTGCTGCCGGCCCATAACGGATCGCGTGACATGGAACACGCCACCAGCGTCATCGTCCCCGGCTGGGGCCTCGCCGGGTTTGCTGATCACGCCCGCCCGAATCAGCCATCGCCTTGCGGTCTCCTTCGCAATCACGAAGTGCCTCGCCAATGCGTGCAGGTCGTTCTTCACTTCCCTTGCCTTAGCTCGCACAACGTCATCCCCCGGATAGCGCAGGTTCGGTGCAGGCCGTTTGGCCTGCACGTATTGGTTGTGGGGTTTGGTGATGCGCCCGATCATGAGCAGATCGACCATACACGGCCCGTCATTGGCTTGCCGTCCAGTGTCATGCCAGAGCCAGCAGGTAGGATGTTGAGCGTGGTCCCGCCCGCCTTAACCGTCCGGGCCTCGCACAGTGAGCCCAGTGCGACGGTCCCAGCGATCGTGATCTGGCCGGCCTTGACGCGAAACACGACGTTAACCGTGGTCGAAAGGATCGGCGGTTCGGGCTTCACGGGCGGCTTAGGCGGCTGAACGGGCGGCGTCACGGGCTCTGCTGGGATCTGCCGCGAAACTGTGTTCGACCAACTGGAGCTTTCCCCGCCGTTGTTGGTCACGAGCGCCTGTATGCAGTAGGTTTTTCCAGTATCAAGGCCGGTGATCGTGCCGGACGTTGCAGGCATCGGAAATTCCTTCTCGCCCAGCTTCGTGCCGAACGCCCCACCCGTTTTGCAGATGCTCCACTTAACCCGCGTGCTTTTCAGCGCGTCGGGTCCAGAGGCGGGGATCGCCGATCCATCCACCTGCTTGGTCGGCAACTGCCAGTTGATAGCGGCATCAGCCGCAAACACGCCCGCCGACACCGCACACAAACCAATTCCAATCAACTTTTTCATAATTACCTCGCGTGGACAACGTAGTAAATCTGGGACTTAGAAACCTCGAACTTCTCGGACAGCCGATCAACAGTCAGCATGTTCATATCTGCAACATGGTACGACCGCTGCTCTGCCAGCCGCTGGATCTCCCGGCGCACCGCAGCCAACACCACCCTCTGCTCCGCAGTCGGTTTGGCAACGCTAGCTGCCTCGGCGTTCAACTCCTCCTCTCGATCTCGCAGGTCAAGCAACTGCCAGTCGATGTCGAGAATTTTTTGTGCGAGCGTCAACTTGTCGCGCCACAATTGGCGGATCAACCGCCGGTCATCGTCAGTCAGCACCCTCATCGCTTTGCGGACGTAGCTCATGTCAGTGCCTCGTCATCGGTCGGGCCAGGTACGGTCAGAACGTACTGGCCGGGGGTCTGCCCCAGCCGGTACAGGTCCGGGTCCGACTGGTCTACCGTAGCGCGGAAACCAAAGTCGTACAACACCCGCGTATTGGTTAGATACATACGCAGCGGGAACGCCAGATCGAGGCGCGCATGCAGCCTGACGATCCTCGCCAACTCAGCGTAATACGCAGCCTTGCGTGTATGTCGATCATGCGCAGCGCGCAGTTTCGGTCGATCCTCACCAGCCAGCAGCCGGGCTTCAAATTTTTGCGCACGTCGAGTAGCCTCGGCATGCAGCGCCTGTAGGGTGCGCAGCGTTTCGCGCGACGGGTCATCGGTGACGGCGCGTTTGTACATCTCGCGCGCTGCGCGGAGCCGCTCTGCATGAATCCTACGCTCCATCTCGGCAGTTCGAGCGACGCGCAGTCTGCGCCGCTGTCGTTTCTCACGACAGGCTCGGCAGTCGCGGTCGATGCGGCGCGACACCTTGCGGCGATAGTGCCGCAGCGGGTGGACAGCACCGCACGTTGCGCAGGGCTTGGTTGTCGCCAACCCAGTCATCAGGGCTCCTGATAGCAGCCCAAGACGAACCCCGCGTGCCGGAACACGCTCGACTTGCGGACGCTGCCATCCGCCAGCGCCTCCTCGACACTCTCGCGCCGAGAGAACGCATACACGGGCGTGATCCCGTTGGCGATCAACTCGTATTCGAGGTGTGCCATGAGGAACGGAGCACCGCCGATCATGGCGCGCACGTCCTCACCGGCGGCCCGAAGGGCGACGAAAACCGCCGGGTGCGTAGGCTCCCCGTTGCCCATGTACCGGGCGAACAGATCGCCGATCTGCTCTGCACGGTGTTCGACCTGCTCACAGGTCGGGCACTCCTCGAACGTGAGGAGCGCACCCAGTTCCTCCCGATACTCGGGCGGTAGGTCAACCACCCCCGCCTCGATCTGCTCGGCGGTGGCAGGGTGCTGGGTGAGGTTGTAAATGGTCATGTCAGTCCCCCTTTTGGTTCAGTTCATCAACCATCGCCAGCAGTTCCTCGCGGCGACGGTAACCTTCGCTGCGCGCCGTCTTACCGACGTACCACGTCTCGCACCGGACGATCCGGCGGACGCCCCGCGCCCGCTCCGAGATCATCTTCGGTCGGCCTTCGAATCCGGGCTCAAGCTCGACCACGGCCATCTTGATGTAGTCGCGCGGGAACTCGCGCGCACGGCCTTTGAGTTGAGGGCAGGCGGTCATATAGATGTAGTTGCTCATGTTGTTCTCTCTAGGTGCTCTAGTTGTTCCCGGTGTCACCAGGTATGTTTTTACTCTACTACCGTGTATATGGTAGCGTCAAGTAGTTTAGCGTGCGGCACCCGCTCCAGTATCGGCGCACGCTTCGCCCGGTCGTACACCCACTGGAAATACGCCTCGTAGGGCACGTTGCCCCGCAGGCCCTCCGGCGTGACCAGCAACGTGCCCTCGGGCGCAGGCGCGGAGTCCCGCACCAGCATCAGCCGACCAGAGCGACCCGGCTCCGAGGGGCGACAGTACAGATACAGAGGCTCGATGATCCCCTCGTTGGCGAGCATGCGGGCGAGGGCACGCCCCTGCTCTGCGCAGTCGGACACTTTGTCTGCGTATTCTGTGCTCATGCTCGATCTCCCTGCGTCTCGGTCGCGACAACCCGGCGGATCGCCTGCCAGTACACATCGGGGGCCTCGACATCCGACCGTAGCGGCATCAGGACACCCAGCACGTCCTCACGCCCGGCGAACAGAATCGCCCCAAACACGCCGGACGCTTTATCCCACTTGGCGGCCTTGAGACTCATCTTCTCGGCTGCGCCCGTGAGGATCTTCGCAACCTTGCCGAAGTCCCCAACGTAGGATGCATTGAACTGCACGTCGGCGAGGTCATCAGGCGGCGACAGTTCTGCCGGCACAACCGACCGCCAGTTGGCATACGTCCCGTCGATGGGCGCGAACTCGACGTTGCCCAGCTTATTGCCTTCCAACGTGACGTGCGGTTGCTTAGCCGAGATCGCCTGCTTAACGGCCTCGACCGGGATGATCACGTCGCGGGCGTCAGGGTCCGAGTCGGCCTCGCACCGGGCTGCCAGCAGCCGGTGGCCGTCGCTGGCGACGATAGCGCCGCTGGCCTCGACCAGCACACCGTTGAGGTAATACCGGATGTCCTTGGTCGGTGCGATGACCAGCATCGCCTTAAGAATGTCGGTCTTGATCTGCATGCTCATGGTCTTAATCCTCAATAAACGTGGTCGGTTTGTTCTTCGCCCGCCTGATCCGCTGGCGGCATCGATCCGAGCAGGCCATCTGGTAGGCCAGCATCGGTACAGTCATACCGCATCCCTCACAGCGGCGCAGGACGCGCCGTCGGAGGGCTTGCAACTCTGCCCCGGCGCTCATGCTGCGCGGCACTCGATCATGTGCAGCACCTGCGCTACACGGGTGGCGGCGTTGCCGCTCGAAACGACTAGGTCGTCGTACTCATACGGGGCCCGCATCAGCTGCAAAGCCAGCATCGCGATCCACGCCGCGCGCACCTCTCGGCCCTTTGCAAACGTCACCGTCTGCAGTTCCATGCGGGGGCCGTAGATGTCGTCGTTGTGCAGCGGGCCGCGCACAACATAGGAACACCCGAGGCGCTCGACCGGGCCGACCGCCTTGCGAGCAGCAGCGAGAGCGTAGGTTTTGGGTAGGGTGGTCATGTCGTTCTCCTCAGTAGACGTAGTCGGGCGGGGGGAATGCCCCGTGCAGGTCCGCGTACTCTTTCGCCGCAGCCATCGCAGCTTCAAGCGTCGCATGGTGGGATACTCCCCACGTCGTCAGGCTCGTTTTGCGCCTGTAGCACACCGCATACGGGCGCTTGCGCGGTTGCGCCCCCCACCGGCCCACACTTCGGACCGGGTCGTACATCACGAAATAGGTGTTTCGCGGGATGTCAACTGTGAGCTTCTTGGTCATGTCGTTCTCCTCGTGGGGTGCTTACGCTGCGCCATGATCGCGGCACTCCGCGCAGTGGCAGGGCTGGACTAACTCCATGTTGCTCCGCAGTTCCGCCAGCGTATCTGCGCCGAAAACATGGCAGCCGGAACGTTCCGCAGGGTCGATGGCCCAGCCGTAGTGGAGCGTCACTATCCAGCCGTTGCCAATGGCACGCTCGTCACTCAAGTGCTCGATCTTTGCGAGCATGGCTTTCGATAGTTTCATGGTTTTAGTCCTCGATGATGGGGCGCTTACGCGCCCATCTCCGCAAGCCACTCTCTGGCGTACTTGGCAGCCTCGCCGATTGAGTCAGCCGTTATCCCGATGAAATTTTCTCCCTCGACGTCGATGGTTACTTCGTAGCATCCGGCGTCTTCAACCCAATGAGCGAAGAAGTCGTAACCGTTGCGGCGGAAGAGGTGGGTCTGCTGGGTCATGGTCGTTCTCCGTTGTGATGGGGCCATTATGTACTGACTGCGTAATCAGTACAAGCATTAAATTGTATCAAACCCATGGTTAGATCCCCTTTGCGCCGGTCAGGTCGGCACGGCGCAGGTCGGCACCGTACAAGTCAGCACCGCGCAGGTCGGCACCGTACAAGTCAACACCGCGCAGGTCGGCCCCGCGAAGGTCGGCCCCGCGAAGGTTCGCACCGCGAAGGTTGGCACAACTCAGCCGCGAGTCGCGCAGGTTGACACCGGACAGGTTGGCGTAGCGCAGTTCGCGTCCGCGCATATCAGCACGGCGCAGGTCGGCACCGGACAGACTGGCACCGGTCAGGTCGGCACCGCGAAGGTCGGTCCACCTCAGCTTGCACCGGGTCAGATCTGCGCCATACAGGTCGCACCCAGCCAAGTCAGCACCGCGCAGGTCGGCCCCGCGCAGGTCGGCCCCGCGAAGGTTCGAACCGCGAAGGTTGGCACCGCGCAGGTCGGCCCCGCGAAGGTCGTGTCCGCTCAAGTTGCGTTCGCTCAGGTCGATCAAAGTCTTGGTCATTGTCGTTCTCCGGTTGCTCTCTGACTGTGGGGCCAGTATGTCACGCCTACGCTAGCGTGACAAGCATTAAATTGTATCAGGCGCGCTTTAGGCGTCTCAGGACGTAGGCAACGCGCTGCGCTGCGGTCCCGTGCGCCTCGATCAGATAGCAGTAGGCGTCGTCATCGTCGACGCCCATCAGCACGAGGGCAATCGTGGCGACCCACCGCGCGCGAGCCTGCTGGGCCTGCGGGAACGTGCCGTAGTAGTTCGCCGTCCGGGGCCCGTCGATGTCGTTGTCCCTGTAGGGGCCGTAGACGACATAGTTGTGCCCCATCCTCTCGACCGATGAAACGGCGAGACGGGCAGCGGCGAGTGCTTTGGTCATGGTCATCGACATGTCAGACCTCCTCCACAGTGGCTGTCAGTGCGTTGCGGAGCGCCTCGACGGCGTCCGCGTAATCCATCAGGCGGATCGCGTCGCGGTCGTACGACATCGAGGGCGCACCCGTGGTCTTGGCTTCCAGACGGGACACCATCCGGTCGAGGATGGCTTCGGCCTGCTCCAGCACCGCCGGACCCGTGGATGAAACTTGGGTCTCGATGCCCATGCGGCGAGCAGTCGCCACGGACAGGGACAGTGCGCGGATTTGTTTTGCTGTGATGGTCATGTTAGATCCCCTTCGCATCGGTCAGGTCGGCCAAGGACACCTTCACCCATCGCATATCGACCCCAGTCAGGTCGGCCCCGCGCAGGTCGGCCTTGGTCAGGTCAGCACCGTACAGATCGGCACCGCGAAGGTCGGCCCCGCGAAGGTCGGCACCGCGAAGGTCGGCCCCGCGCAGGTTGGCGTGGCGCAGGTCGCGTCCGCTCAGGTCGATCAACTTATGGGTCATGTCGTTCTCCTCAGTGGTGGGGCCAGTATGTCACGCCAGCGTAGGCGTGACAATCATTAAATTGTATCAATTTGTATCAGGCGCGCACCGCGCGGGGCTTGCCTGCCTTGGTCAGTGTGGCTTGGTAGTCCAGCGCCTGCTGAAGCTGGGCCTGCTTTTCTTCGGCAGTGAAGCCCTTGCGCACCTTAGCGCTGGCCGCGACTATGTAGTGGGTCTGCTCGCCGCTCTTCGATTGCACGACGAATTTTACGCCGTGAATGTCGCGCCACTCGGCATCGGTGCCGCTGCGCGACCGCCACGCATTCGGCTGGGGCGTGACTTCCGTCACGCGGGCGAAGTACCGGCGGTGAATGGTATCGACCTCGATCAGGTCGCCAACTTTGATCTCGGACGCCGGCACCTTGCGCAGGGCATCGAGAAACCGCGCGGCTGCCGCGCCGCGTTTCGTGTACCGGACGCCCTTGCCGCCGCACCCATAGCAGCGATCACCGTCGATGCTGTTGTAGGAATACCTGCCAGATCCATAGCAGCGGCTGCATGTTTCAACCTCAATTCGGGTTGCTTGCTGGGTCATGTCAGATCCCCTTCGCATCGGTCAGATCGGCACCAATCAGGTCGGCACCAATCAGGTCGGCACCCGTCAGGTTGCAATGGGATAGATTGATCAGCTTCTGGGTCATGTCAGTGCTCCGTGGTGGTGATGGGAGTACTGTAATCGACCATCATGGGGGTTGTCAACATCCTCGCCGAAAAAAATTTGCACAATGTTCCTGCGGGGGCGTGTCGGCTGGAACGCGCGAAAGTGCTTGATGTAGCAGGGTTTTTTTGGTATGGGGGTTTGGCGTGTTCGCAGTGGAAAGTGTGTCAGAGTGTTTCAGAGGTATCTGTAGATCAAAGTCCGCATGCCGCCGCCCAGCCCGCTAGAAGAAGAAGAAAATATATATATACATTACTATACTAAACTACGAACATTGGAACATCCCTTGCTTATCAACGACTTACCCGCGTTCTGCCGACCACATGCGCCAGGAACGCGAAAATTTACGATTCTGATTTCATCATGTAAATCAACGACTTACCCGCGTTCTACCCGACAAAAACAGCCATCCCGAGTCCGGTGCGAAACACCTCGCCGCGCGCCAGTAAAACCGTTACGCTGCATTGCAGCGTAACGCCTCGGTCACTCGGTCCCTCGGTCCCTGCCGGGATCGGTCACGCTGGGCTCGCCGGTCGAGTCGGTCGGCCCCCCGCCTCGGTCACTCGATCACTCGGTCCCCGTCAGGTACGGTCATGTCGTTGGGTACAATCCGGCAGGCAGGCAGGCAGGCAGGCAGGCAGGCAGGCAGTGTGGCAATAACGGACCTGGGCGCATTTTGTCAGCGCGGAAAAAAGCCCCGCACTAGCGGGGCTTGTCGTGGTCGCTGTCGCCTATGGCCAATCCTCCTCAGGCCATCCGGCGTTTATCGCAGCTATCGTGCATTCGGTGTCGGTTCGACACGTGTCAATCTGGTAATAGTCGTGCTCGATTGTCGGCGCGCTAGCGCACGCCGAGAGCAGAGACAACGCGATAATGACAAGTGCTTTCATGATGTGACCCTCAGTGGACAGCGATAATGATCGGGATTGCCCGAAACCGTTCTGACCCACAGGCATGCCCGTGTGGTGTGCACGTCCCACATTTGCCCGGACAGGTAAATGCTGTGCGCCCGTAGGTTGTCCGCAATCGTGCTTGATGCGCACGCTCACCATGCATCGATGACGTAACGGCATACGGCATCGGCACGGTAACAAAATCTCCTCGTGCGATCGGCAATCGTGCTACACGGGCGCGGGTCGCGCCGTCGTGAACGGAATCGCTGGACAGGTTTAGTCTGTAATTGGACGGCCACGGTCCATTGTAGGCGAGCAATTCGGACCATGATTTTGAGTACCCGTAGGCGCGGACCCACGGTCGCACGGTTAGCGCGTCCATCCAATAGGCGACGTCCGCGACAGACCCAAAGTCACCGTCAACGTAAAGGCGGAACGTCAGAGACTGCCCGTCGCGCGGGCGTACGGCATCGAGGGCGCGTAGTATTTGCTCGCGCCCATCTGCGGATTGCAATAGGTAGGCGTTTTGGGCTTGGCGGGCAAACGCGGCAGGATACCGCCATGCCCGGAATGAGTAGCAGTGCGCTAAACATGCGCCCGCTCCCGGGCAAAACCCGCGCCCGGGCAGCGACGAGAATGCTGCAAATGGTAGCTTCGAATTGCCTCGGCGCGCGATGATCGAGAATCGCGCTTGCCCGTCGGCCAGCACTGCGGACAGCCGGCGCAAATACTTAATCCAATTCGGTTTGGTCTCGCCGTGCAGCGCGCGCAATCGCAGCGCGCGCTTTGTTGACGTCGCCAATGGCGATCGCATCGGCGATATGCTGAAGCATTGTGTGGTTCATTCGGAAGACTCCATTGGTACCACCTAGATAGTGGCGATAACGTGACAATAATCGCCCAGGCTGTGTGTTGTCAATACCCAATGTGATCGAGCACCACTACATGTGATCGAGCACCACTACATGTGATCGAGCACCACTACATGTGATCGAGCAGCACCACATGTGATCGAGCGGTATGCCTGGGCGATTATTGCCACACGTTGTCGAGCACCGTCGAGCACCACCACATAACATGATCGCAAACGCCGAAAACATGGCGACGAACGTTCCCCGTTAGCTCGCTTGTGAACCACGTTAGCCGGCCTGTTAACCCCCCCACCACCCCAGATCGCGCGCGGGAGTCCCAAACTTTCAGTTATCTATTCCACACCAACGACCCCCAATTTCCATGACGGTTAAATTCGTCAAGTAAGCGGCGCACATTTCAGTCAATGCAGCGCATATCTTCGCTAACGCGGCGCATACCCCCCACCCCCTATGTCGCGAAAATTAGATCCACGCGCGCTGCAGACCCCCCACCCCCCTTTTTATATTTGGTACCATGCTATTTACATAACCCCACCCCCCTTTTTATATTTGGTACCATGTTCTATGACTGCAGTGCATTTCGATGCTTGAGTTTCTTGTTGATGATGCTGGTGCATTAGTTCCTACACTTGAGCGAGTGCCATACAGTGACTCAGCACCAATAGGTACACGGGAAGAAATATTCGCGTGTGCTAATACCGCCATGCTATTAAAAGAACTTGGCGAAGAAATTGAAGTTACTGAAGAAGACTCAAATAGAGCTAGGCAGATATTTGAAAGCGGGCGTGAGCCCAATAAATACGAGAAAAGCCTGCCCGGTGTGATGCTCCATCTGGAGGCGTTGCTGACTCAGTACGACTACTCGTTGCTAGAAGACGCGACGGTTATCAGAAACTATGTAACGAACAAGCTTATTGAGGAAACGACGGACGCGGACCCGCGTATTCGACTGAAAGCGTACGAGTTGCTGGGTAAGATTACGGAAGTTGGGCTTTTCACGGAGCGAGTTGAGGCGTCTGTTACGGTTAAGCCGTCAACGGAACTTGAGGCGTTGATCCGGGAAAAGCTGGCGCGCCTGACTGAGCGGGTTATCGAACACGAGCCGATTGAGGAGCCCGAAGATCCGGTGCTTGAGCAGGCGATGGAAGCGATAAATTACGTTTCACCAGACGATATTCTATGAAATTCACGCCACAAGAAGTCGATTTTCTGCTACGGAACCTGCATAAGCTACCAATACGCGAGAAAAACGAACTTTTGCTTGCGTTAGAGGAGTTAGAGAAGCGTGATCACGCACAAAATTGCCGTGAAAACCTTCTAGAGTTCATTCAGCACGTCGATAAAAGCTACAAAATCGGTTCTCACCACCGTCGATTGGCGGAAAATCTGGAGGCGATGGCGCGTGGGGAGGAGACCCGGCTGATTGTTAACATCGCGCCGAGGTTTGGTAAGAGCATGCTGGTGTCGATTTACTTCCCGGCGTGGCTAATCGGCAACAATCCAGACAAAAAGATCATGATGGTCTCGCACACGGCGGATCTGGCGGTAGATTTTGGCCGGAAGGTGCGAAATTTGGTGGCGTCGGACGCTTACAAGAGCATTTTCCCGGATGTGGCGCTGTCTGCGGACAGCAAATCGGCGGGTCGCTGGGATACCAACAAGGGTGGGACGTACTTTGCGGTGGGTGTCGGCGGTGCGATAGCCGGTCGGGGTGCGGATTTCCTGTGCATCGCTGGAGATGAGCGGGTGCTGACGCCGAAGGGGTGGCGGCGGGCCGACACGGTGCGTGTTGGGGACAAGATTTGGGGGTTTGCGGGGTTAGAGACGGTTGAGAAGGTCTTCATGTCGGCGCATACCCGGTATGTAACCGTAGATGGGGTGAAGATGACGCCCAACCACCCGGTTTGGACGCATGATGCGGGGTGGGTGCGGGCAGAAAGTTTGACAACTCATAATTTAGTCGATACTGTGACGTTTTGGGCGCATGGGAGACTATGGTATGAGCGAGCAAAGCGTGCGACGCAAGCAGCGAAACAGTTCTTTTTCGCGGGCGTACAACACTTGGCAGACCCTTCGACGGCGGTGCAACAACCCGAACGCGCAGGACTATCCGCAGTATGGCGGGCGTGGCATCAAGTGTTGCGAGCGGTGGGACACGTTCGAGAACTTCGTGCGGGACATGGGGCTGCCTCGCAATACGTCGCAGCGGCTGGTGCGGATGGATATGAAGGCCGACTACACGCCGGAGAACTGTTGCTGGGTGGACAAGGAATTGGTTCAAACGCCTCGCCGCAATGGCACCAGTCTGACAGCGTTTGGGAAGACGCTTTCGGTAAGTCAGTGGGCGCGGGAGATGGGGATTACGCGGGACCAACTGCGGTACCGACTGGACGTGCAGGGTATGACGCCGGAGGAAGCGCTGCGCTCACCGAGAAAGAGTTGGGTGCAGCGCCGCGTTCGACGGACGAATTTGGATGGGTCCGACGTGCAGTTGTTCGAGTCATTGGCCGATGCCGCCAAGCGTATGGGGTTCGTCAAGGCTTCGTTGTGGGCTGCTTTGAAGCGCTCATCGCCAACCATGTTTTCGGGTTACTGCTGGGAGTACGTCGACTCCGACGAGTAACTGAGCACTGGACAGGGGCGAAGACGTACTACAACTTTCAGGTGTCGGAGAGCAACACGTTTTACGTTGGTGGGTTGTTGACGCACAACTGCATTGACGACCCGCACAATGAGCAGGACGTGCTGAACGGCAACTTGGAGACGTTCACCCGAGCGTACGAGTGGTATGCGTACGGTGCCCGGACGCGACTGATGCCCGGTGGGCGTGTGGCGGTCGTCATGACCCGTTGGGCGCAGTCGGATCTGTCGGGCAAGCTCCTGCAGGACATGGTGCGTAACCCGGAAGCGGACCAGTGGAACCTGATTGAGTTTCCGGCGTTGTTCGAGAAGAAGGGCGCGCCGAGTGATGCGCCCGAGAACAAGCGGTATCAGTCGCTGTGGCCGGAGCAGTGGTCGGTTGATGCGCTGCTGAAGACGAAGGCGTCGATGCCGCCGTTCCAGTGGAACGCGCAGTACATGCAGTCGCCGACATCGGCAGAGGCTGCGATCATCAAACGGGAGTGGTGGCAGCCGTGGGACAAGGACCAGCCCCCTGCGTGTGAGTACATCATCATGGGTCTCGATGCGGCGGCTGAGAAGCACAACCGGTCGGACTTCACTTCGCTGACTACTTGGGGCGTGTTTATGCGGGACGGCCCTGACGGGTACCCACGGGCGAACCTGATACTGCTCAACGCGATCAAGGAGCGCTGGGAGTTTCCCACGTTGAAACAACGCGCGTACGAGGAGTACAAGGAGTGGGAGCCTGATTGGTTCGTTATTGAGAAAAAGTCGAGTGGTACGCCGCTGTTTCAGGAGCTTAGGTTCGCGGGAGTGCCAGTCAGTGAGTTCACGCCGCACCGGGGCACGGGGGATAAGACTGTTCGGTTGAACAGCGTGGCTGATATATTTTCGTCTGGGCTTGTATGGTACCCTGCCGGGCGACGATGGGCGGAAGATTTGATAGACGAGGTATGTGGCTTTCCAAATATGGAGCACGATGACCAAGTCGACTCGACGGTGATGTGTTTGATGCGCTTCCGTTCTGGTGGGTTCATTTCGTTGCCGACTGACAGACTGGATGACGATGACTTTATCCCGCGACGGGCGGCGTACTACTGAGGTAGATCATGATAGAAAAGGCCCTTAACCAGTTGCCGCTTGGGTTGGGGATGTTGTCTGGCGAAATGGATGCCGGGGAACCTCTTGTCATCGAGATAGAGAACCCTGATTCGGTGCGTATTGGGGACATTGAACTCGACTTTAACCCGGAGCCGCAGGTTTCTTTTGGGTCTAATCTTGCAGAGCACATGGACCAGTCGGCGCTTAGCAGCGTCGCAGACATGCTGTCGGACTTCTACAACACGGACCTGAACTCTCGGTCGGAGTGGGAAGAGACCTACCGGGAAGGGTTGGATCTGCTGGGCCTGAAGATGGAGGAGCGCACGGAGCCGTGGGAAGGCGCGTGTGGCGTGACGCACCCGCTGCTGGCAGAAGCAGTGGTGCGGTTCCAGTCTGAGACGATCATGGAGACGTTCCCGGCGGCTGGCCCCGTCAAGACCAAGATCATCGGTGCGGTGACGAAAGAGCGGGAGGAGGCTGCGCAGCGGGTCAGTGAGGACATGAACCACTGGCTGACTGATCGCATGCCGGACTACCGTGCCGAGCACGAGCGTCTGCTCTGGAGCCTGCCGATCGCCGGATCTGCGTTCAAGAAGATCTACTACAACAGCTACGACGAGCGCCCCGCTACGCCGTTCATTCCGGCGGAAGACTTCATCGTAAGCTACGGTTCGACGGACCTGCAGAGTGCGCCGCGTTACGCGCACCGGATGAAGAAGACTCGCAATGAGATTCGCAAACTGCAGCTTCAGGGGTTCTATCGGGACATCGACATTGGCGATCCGTCCGTCGATACGATGGATGAGATCAAGCGAGCGAAGGACGACCAGCAGGGGTTCAGTGCGGTAAAGGACGACCGCTTCACCATTCTGGAGTACCACGTCGACCTCGACCTGCCGGGCTTCGAGGACATGGAGGACGGCCAAGAAACGGGGCTGGAGCTACCGTACGTTGTTCACTATCTGCTGGACAGCGACGAGATCTTGGCGGTGTATAGGAACTGGGACGAAGACGACCCGCGTCGCGAGAAGCGGATTCACTTCTCCAAGTACGATTACATCCCCGGCTTTGGGTTCTACGGATTGGGCCTGATTCACTTGGTGGGGGGCTTCGCCAAGGGCGCTACAGCCATCATGCGGCAGTTAGTAGACGCAGGTACGCTGTCGAACCTGCCGGGTGGGTTGAAGACGCGGGGACTGCGAATTCGTGGTGGTGACACGCCGATCGCGCCGGGTGAGTTCCGTGACACGGACGTTGCCAGTGGCTCGATCAAAGAAAACATCATGCCGCTGCCGTATAAAGAGCCGTCCCAGGTGCTGTTCAACCTGTTGAATGGCATCGTGCAGGAGGGCCGGCGGTTCGCGGCTATCGCGGATGTTAACGTTGCTGACTTGCAGCCCAATGCGCCGGTTGGCAGTACGCTGGCGATTCTTGAGCGTACGCTGAAGACCATGAGCGCCATTCAGGCGCGGGTTCATGCGGCGATGAAGCAGGAGTTCCGCCTGCTGAAAGCGATCATCCGAGACAACACGCCGTCGCAGTATTCGTACCGTCCAGACTACGCGGACAGTTACATCAAGCAGGCTGACTACGACACGGTTGAAGTCATCCCGGTCAGTGATCCGAATGCATCGACGATGGCGCAGCGGATAGCTCAGTATCAGGCAGCGCTGCAGTTGGCGCAGAGCGCTCCGCAATTGTATGACATGGCGGCTCTACATCGGCAGATGTTGGAGGTGCTAGGCATCCGTAACGCGGAACGCATCCTGCCGACGACGGACGACATCAAGCCGACAGATCCGATAACCGAGAACATGGAGGTCATAACGGGGAAACCCGTCAAGGCGTTCATGTATCAGGACCATCAGGCGCACTTACTGGCTCACACGTCGTTCCTGAAAGACCCCAAAGTTCAGCAGAATTTGGCCGACAATCCTGCGGCCCCTATGCTGGCTGCTGCGCTCATGGCGCACATTGCCGAGCATACGGCGTTCCAATATCGCCGTGATATCGAGAACAGCTTGGGTGTACCGCTTCCGCACCCCGACCAGAAACTGCCAGAGGACGTGGAGGTCGAGTTGTCGCGCCTCTCCGCTCAAGCAGCGGATCGCGTTCTCCAGCGCAATACAAACGAAGCAGCACAGGCGCAAGCGCAACAACAGGCGCAAGACCCGGTTGTGCAGATGCAGATGCAGGAAGTGCAGATCAAACAGGCAGAAGTGCAGCGTAAAGCGCAGAAGGACCAGATGGACTTCGCGATTGCACAGGAGCGCTTGAAGATCGACCAGATCCGCGCGCAACTGCCCCCCAATCCACCCCAGATGCCGGACCCAAACAAGGCGGCTGAGGTGCAACTGAAAGCAGCGGAAATCCAGCGGAAGGTACAAAAAGACCAGTTGGATCACGCTGTAGACGTGGAGAAACTGCGCGTTGAGCGCGAAAAAGCGGTGATTGCCGCGCAAAGTAAAACTAAGCAAGGAGCTTAGCATGTTGCCCAACTTTGTTACGCAAGTTCGTCAGGAGGTACTTGATGAACGGGACGCGGTAGCGGCGGCGCTGGCCGGTAATGCGGCTAAAACGCTGGACGACTACCGATATATGACCGGCATTATTCGCGGTCTGGACGTATCCGTGGATCTCCTTGAGCGCCGCATGCGGGCGTTTATGGAGGTCGATCGATGAGTCAGGACATCGACCCGACTGATTCGCAGATTGAAGACGCACTGCCGCGACCCACTGGGTACAAGATTCTCATCGCGCTGCCCGAGGTGGCAGAGACTTTTGGCGATAGCGGCATTCTCAAACCCACGGCAGTAGTTCGACAGGACGAAGTCGCTAGTGTCGTTGCGTTGGTGCTGGATCTCGGCCCCGATGCGTACGCGGACAAGGACAAGTTTCCTTCTGGTGCGTGGTGTAAACCGGGCGACTATGTACTCGTGCGAGCGTATTCCGGCACGCGGTTCAAGGTTTACGGGAAAGAGTTTCGTTTGATTAACGATGACACCGTAGAAGGCGTCGTTGCTAACCCGGCTGCATACAGCCGCATTTGAGGTGATTTATGCCGACTGAATCGTTCGAGACCGAATTGGATTTGGACAATCCCGGTAAACCGGTCGTTACTGATCAGGATGATCAGCAGATCAGCGTCGAGATTGTTGACGATACGCCGCCGGAAGATCGGAACCGTGCGCCGCTGCCTGAAACGGTAAAGCAGGAACTCGACGAAGACGATCCGACCGAGGAGTATTCGGAGAAAGTCAAACAGCGCATTGCGCGTATGAAGAAAGCTTGGCACGACGAACGACGTGCCAAAGAGGCGGCTACGCGAGAGCGGGACGAAGCCATTCGGTTGGCGCAGCAGGCGTACTACGAACGCCAGCAGTCACTCAAACACCTTGAATCAAACGAAGCTTGGGCATTGGAGCACGCTAAAAGCCGCGCTCAGGCCGATCTGGAAGCAGCGAAGCGCGCGTATCGGGATGCGTATGAAGCTGGGGAAACTGACGCTGTTGTAGAAGCGCAGCAGAGACTTCAGCTTGCGACTATTGAGTACGACCGCGTCGTTAATTACCAACCACCCAAAAGGGTAGTTAACGAGGAAGCTTTACAACCTCAACCGAATCAAGTATACAGACAACCACAAACACCCCAGCTTGACCCTAAAGTGGTCGAGTGGAGCAACCGAAATCGGTGGTTCGGCGTCGATCCTGAGATGACGAACTTTGCGATGGGGGTGCATCAACGACTTGTTCAGGACGGTGTTAGTCCTGAATCCGACGAGTATTACGAGCGGTTGGACGCTCGCATCAGGCAAGTGTACCCCGATCAAGTGGGTGCGCAGCCTGCGCAAAAGCGGCAATCTCCTACTGTTGTCGCGCCTGTAGGACGTGCTCCAAAAGGAAAGAAGGTAGTGCTAACCAAGTCTCAACTTGCGGTTGCCAAAAAACTCGGCATCACGCCCGAGGAATACGCCAAGGAAATGCTTAGACTGGAAGGTGGTGCGTAATGAGTAACCGACAAGGCCGAGAACTTGAGACCCGCGATCAAACCGCGCGCAAAAAAATGTGGCAGCCGGCGGATTTGCTGCCGAATCCTACTCCGGTGGAAGGCTACGAATTTCGATATGTTCGTAAGTCGATGATGGGGCAGGATGATCCGACTAATACGTCGCGTAGTTTTCGTGAGGGCTGGGAACCATGCCGTCTTGAAGACCACCCAGAGCTTCGTTTGTCCATCGATCCGGGCACGGAGAATTCTGGAATGGTCGAAATTGGCGGGCTGATTCTGTGCAAGATGCCGGAAGAAATGGTGGCTCAACGTCGCGCCCATTACAGGCAGCGTTCAGAAGCCGCTGAAGAATCGGTAGATGCCGCCCTGATGCGTGAAAATGACTCTCGTATGCCGTTGTTCAAAGAGCGCAAGTCGAGCGTCAGTTTCGGCAGAGGCAATTAGCCAATCGATAAAATTTTTGGAGAAACACAATGTCTCAAGTTCGCACTCCTATCGGGCTTACGCCCTACAACATGCAGGGTGGTGCGTCATCCAATGGCGGCGCTATCCGTCAATTTGTCATGACGGCCAACTCGGCGAACGCCATTGGCTTCGGTGGCCTTGTTCAGCTTTCGGGCGGGAACATTGTCGCGGCTTCGGCTTCTCCGACTTCTTCGACGCGGGGCCTTATCGGCGTTTGCGTGGGGGTGAGCTTCGTAGATCCGACGCTGAAGCAGCAGTTGTACGCGCAGTCGCTGCCGGCTAACGCTGTGACCAACGGCTATACCAACATCCGCATTTTCGTCAACGACGACCCGAACCAACTGTTTCTGGCGCATGCTGATACGGCAGTTGGCACTCTGTCTGGCGGCGCACGCGCGGCTATCGGCCTCAACTGTGCAGTTCAAGATTTCGGCATCACGGCGGCTACTGGTCGGGCGCAGACGGTGCTCAACAGTGGATCGAACTGGGGTAGCTTTGGTAACGGTGACCTCGCGGTTCGCGTGGTTGACGTTGTTGAAGACACTCTGGAAGACGATTACCCGGAACTGATCGTCATGATCAACCCCGGCGTCCACTCGTACACGCAGAACGCTGGCCGTAGCTGAGGAGACTGAATAATGGCAATTTCACGCGCGCAACTGCTCAAGGAACTGCTCCCCGGCCTTAACGCTCTGTTTGGCATGGAGTACAAGCGGTATCCTGACGAGCACAAAGAGATCTACGAAACGGAAACTTCGGATCGCTCGTTCGAGGAAGAAGTGAAGCTGTCGGGCTTTGGCATCGCCCCTGTCAAGCAGGAAGGCGCGGCTATCGCGTACGACACGGCGCAGGAAGCGTTCACTGCACGTTATGTGCATGAAACGATCGCGCTGGGCTTCGCGCTGACTGAAGAAGCGATTGAAGACAATCTGTACGACACGCTGTCGGCTCGCTACACGAAGGCCCTTGCGCGTTCGATGGCGTACACCAAGCAGGTCAAAGCAGCGTCACTGCTGAACAACGCCTTCTCTGGTGGCCCGACCTATGGCGACGGCCAAGTTCTTTGCTCGACCGCTCACCCGCTGGTATCTGGAGCGACCAACTCCAATACGTTCGCGGCTGCGGCTGACCTGAACGAAACCTCGCTGGAAGCCGCTGCAATCCAGATCGCTGCTTGGACCGACGAGCGCGGCCTGCTGATCGCAGCCAAGCCGAAGAAGCTGATTATCCCGACCTCGCTGATGTTCGTTGCTACGCGCATCCTTGAGACGGATTACCGGCCCGGTACGTCGGATAACGACGTGAACGCGATCAAGACTAACGGCACTGTGTCCGGCGGTTGGACTGTCAACCACTGGCTCACGGACCCGAATGCTTGGTTCCTGACCACGGACATTCCGAACGGCATGAAGCACTTCGAGCGCGTCAAGATGAGCACCGGCTTTGAAGGCGACTTCGATACCGGCAATGTTCGCTACAAGGCTCGTGAGCGCTACAGCTTCGGCGTGAGCGATCCGCTGGGCATCTTCGGCGTGAATGGCTAACGAGTAGTCGTTAAACCATGCAAAAACCCCGCTTCGGCGGGGTTTTTGTTGTACGCGGGCGAATAGCGGAAATCACTTGCTATCGTGATGCGCTATGTTATAAATATCGAACCGGATTTAGCTTGGCTGACCCGACCGGGGGGCTTGCACAGACAGTCAAGCGGTATGTGCTAGGAGAATACAAATGGGTTTCTCGACGTTTTCTGGTCCTCTGCGTGCTGGCACCGTAAAAGAGAATGCGGGCATCAACACGGGTCTCGTGGTATTGGCGCAACAAGGCGTCCTTACGTTTTCAAACACCACCGCGAAAGATCTGTTCATACTGCCGGCTGGTGCTTTTATCGTCGACATCGGCATCACGACCACCGTCGCGTTCAACGCAGGCACGAACAACGTGCTTACGATCCGCACCAAGGCCGGTTCTCCGACCAACCTCGCAGTTCTGACTGCGACCAGTGCAAACATTGCAGTTGGTTTCACCGCGCCGACGCTTCAAACGGGCGGCATTTCCACGTTCGCAAACGTTGGTACCAGCGATCTGACCATTGAAGGTCTGTTTGCAGGTACGGGTACGGCGGCGACGACGGGATCGGCGATTATCACTTGCCTGTACATCCAACGGGCCAAAGACGGGTCATTTAACCCAGCCAGCGCGTAAGCGGTAGGTAGCGCAGTGTGGGGGCATACAAGTGCCCCACATTTGACGAAGGGGTTATATGGACTGGCAGCCGTACATTAACATCACTGCGGGCATTGTCTTTGCGTGTGTGGGTTGGTTTGCGCGGCAGATTTGGGGTGCCATGCAAGAACTAAAGGCGGATCTCAAAACGCTGGAAGTTAAGTTGCCAATCGAGTATGTGCGCAAGCACGACTTGAGCGACACCATGAACCGTCTTTACCAAATTCTAGACCGCATAGAGCGAAAGCTGGACGATAAGGCCGACAAATGATCTGGACCACAGCGATACCGTATTTCTCTGAGCGCGAATTGGCGTGCAAAGGGTCCGGTGTCGTTAAGCTGGATCTTCGGTTTGCCGCGGCTCTACCTGCGCTTCGAGCTACATGGAATGCACCGCTTACGCTGACCAGTGTTTGTCGGAGCCCCGCTTACAACGAATCCGTTCGCGGTCACCCCAATAGCCTTCATTTGTTCGAGAACCCGAAACATCCTACGCATGGTACGATGGCAGCGGATGTTTCTTGGCGTACTTGGGATAAGCAGGAGCGCATGAATTTCGCGCGTTTGGCTTACCGACAAGGCTGGTCTGTCGGCCTGCATAACGGCTTTTGTCATATAGACCGCCGCAAAGACATCGGACTTCAGCAAGCAGTGTTCGTGTACGCAGAGTGGAATGGTTTCACTCGCGAAGATGTGTTCTGAGATTTGGAGTTGATACTGAGATGATGAATTTCAAGCCGTGCGCAGAGTGCCCTTCTCCTCGCGAGTGCAGCGCAATGGGCCAATGCGCGATTGAAGCAGAACAGATGGCAGCTATGGCTGCACCGCCGGTAGATGCCGGTGGTCCGCCGATGGCTATGCGTAAGGGTGGTGTAGCCAAAAAGCGTAAGAAGTACGCTTCCGGCGGCGCTGTGCGAGGTACTGGCATCGCAAAGAAGGGCTTTAGAAAGCCAAGGATGTGCTAATGTTTTGGCGAAGGCGTTCTGAGCAGGCATCTGCGCCGTCCGCTTCAGTTAACGTAAATACCGCGACCAAAGCAGAACTGTTGGCGCTTCGCGGTGTTGGCGACTCGTTGGCGGATCAGATCATATCTGGGCGACCTTGGGGCTCGCTGACGGATCTGCAGTCCATTCGTGGTATAAACGCCACTACGATTGAACAATGGGGGCTGACGCTATGATGAACGGCGGCAATGGCAAGAGTAAGAGTTCTCGCGCAGCGAAGTCCAAGCGGGGCATGACGCGGGAAAAGATGGCGAAAGGCGGCGCGTGTCGCGGTGCTGGGGCCATGACTAAAGGGACCAAATTCCGTGGAGTGAAGTGATGGCTAAGACGCCCGCTTGGACTCGCAAGGAAGGTAAAAACCCCAAGGGTGGGCTGAACGCCAAGGGCCGTGCGTCTTACAATAAGGCGAACCCCGGTAAACCTGGGTTGAAGGCCCCTGCGCCGAACCCGAAAACCGCAGTAGATAAGGCCCGCCGTAAATCGTTTTGCGCTAGAATGAGCGGCATGCCCGGTCCAATGAAAGACAAAAATGGCAAACCGACGCGAAAATCATTGGCGCTAAAAGCATGGAATTGTTAGGTTGCACACGTTGTAAAACCGAAAAACCAGCTACGGCAGAATTTTTTCCGCCACATAGCAAAAAACGAAACGGTTTTGATAGCTGGTGTCGTAAATGTAGGTCTACTTACCGCAACGCAATAAATCGAGGCAGATTTAGAAACACTATAGCGGACGAAGACCTAATACAAATAAAAACTACTACGCATGAGTGCGTAATATGTGGTTGCAACGGGCCTTTGGTGGTAGACCACGACCACAAAACAAATGAAATCCGAGGCATATTGTGCAATCACTGCAATAGAGGCCTTGGGCATTTTAGAGATGATCCAGAATTGTTGGAGTTTGCAAGGATTTACTTGCTAAGTAGTAAGGGCGACAAAGAAGCTGACGTTTACTTGCTACAGGGGAATTGCTGACATGGAAGTTTGGGAAAAAGCACGGCCAAAGTCTTTGGGAAAGTCGAAGCCGTTGACTGCGAAGCAAAAAAGCAAAGCAAAAGCTTCGGCGAAAAAAGCAAAACGTCCTTACCCTAATCTAGTCGACAATATGCGGGCGGCAAAAGCCAAGTCATGACGACTTCTGGTACGACAGCGTTCAACCTAGAACTCGCGGAGATCATCGAGGAGGCGTACGAGCGCGCGAGCGGTGGCACGAGAGAACTTCGTTCGGGGTACGAGTTTCGTACCGCGCGAAGAAGTTTATCGCTGTTGTTGCTTGACTGGGCTAACCGTGGGCTGAATCTTTGGACGCTGGACCAAGAAGCGCTTCCGCTGGTTATTGGGCAGGCCACCTATGCGTTGCCTACGGACACTGTAGATCTCGTTGAACAGGTCATCCGTGCCAACAACTCGGACGTGACGATTTCGCGTATTGGGGTGGCTACCTACGCTTCGATCCCCGTCAAAACATCTACCGGCAGGCCGGTGCAACTCTACTTCAATCGCCAGATTGCGCCGGAAGTAACGGTTTGGCCTGTGCCAGACACCAACAACTACACGCTTGTGTACTGGCGGATGCGACGGATTCAAGACGCAGGCAACGGGATAAACACGCAGGACATACCGTTTCGCTTTTTGCCGTGCCTTATTTCTGGGCTGGCGTTCTACATTGCGCAAAAAATTCCAGAAGGCATACCGCTTCTTGGGCAGCTTAAGCAGCAATACGAAGAAGACTGGCTAGTTGCTTCCACCGAAGACCGAGAGAAGGTTCCGGTTCGATTTGTTCCTCGGGGGCGTTAATGGCACGCCAATTCGCGACGGGCAAACACGCACTTGGCATCTGCGATATTTGTGGCTGGCAGTTCAAGCTCGACTCTTTACGCAAACTTCGTATCAAAGACACCGATACCAACCTCTTGGTTTGCCGTGTTGATTGGAACGAGAGCCACCCTCAACTGCGTTTGGGTGACAAGGAAATCGATGATCCGCAGGCGCTTCGTAACCCGCGACCAGAGCAGGATTATGGGCGTAGCGATGCTGGCTGGGCGGCTGCGTTGGATCAACTGACGAGGCATCACGCATGAGCTTTACGGCAGCCCAGCTTACTTCTGCGATCAAAGACATGGTCGACGTGGATGAGCCGGCGTTCAACGCGAACATCCCGTTATTCATTCGCAACGCAGAAGAGCGAATTTTCAAAACAGTGCAACTCAATTTGTTCAGAAAGAACAACTTGGGTGTTACGACGATCGGCAACAAGTACTTGGCTACGCCTACAGATTACATGGCGGCCTTTGCGCTTTCGATTCGCGTGAATGGGGATGCCGAGTTTTTAAGCCAAAAAGATGTTTCGTTTGCCCAGAGCTTTTGGCCTGATGGGGCTGAAACGGGGCGACCCCGGTACTACGCGCAGTACGACAATACGGCGCTGCTGCTCGTACCGACGCCAGATGCGGCGTACCCGGTAGAGATCCACTACTTCTATCGCCCGTTGAGTTTGAACGACGTCACGCCGGGAACTACGACTTGGCTTAGCGTGAACGCCGCCGATGCGCTGTTGTACGGCTCTCTGTCTGATGCTGCGATATTTTTGAAGGCAGAAGATGCGTCGTTGCAGCGCTATGAGCAGCGGTTCATCGAAGCTGTGGCGCGGCTCAAGAACTTGGGCGAAGCTATGCAGACTACGGATCAGTACCGTTACGGGCTTGTCCGTACGCGAAGAACGTAGTCATGTCTCAGGGATGGATTCCGATAGATCCCAACCAAGACGCGCAATGGGGGGCTATCACGCCCAGTCAAGATGCGCAGTGGGGGGCGATTACGCCTAATCAAGACGCGCAGTGGGGCGCACTTGCGCAGCTTATCGCGCTCAAGTCTCCGACGACAACCAAGGTTTTCATAACGCAGGACGGTAAGGTACTGGTGCGTGGAGTGCGCTAACAATGACAGATATCACCCAGTTTCCTATACCGACTGAAGTTCTCAACCCGGCCAATTACCCTGAATTCGTTGGCCCTACGGGGCCGACCGGCCCGACCGGCCCGACTGGTCCTACGGGTGCCGCCTCGACAGTTGCAGGCCCGACCGGCCCGACCGGCCCTACTGGGCCAACTGGGGCCACAGGCGCAGCATCGACCGTAGCAGGGCCAACGGGTTCAACTGGTCCGACTGGAGATACGGGTCCGACTGGTCCGACTGGGCCTACGGGAGCGGCCTCGACTGTTGCTGGCCCGACTGGTCCGACCGGTGCGCAAGGGGCTACAGGCCCGACTGGGGCGATTGGCCCCACTGGAGATATAGGTCCGACTGGCGCGCAGGGTGCTACTGGCCCTACGGGGCCGACTGGTCCGACCGGTGCTGCATCTACCGTTGCTGGGCCGACTGGTCCTACT